GAACCATACAAAAAGCGGTTCAGCGAACGGCCACAAAATCAATGACGAGCTAAATCCAGAAAAGATTTCTAATCACGCAATTTTAAACATTTAGGGCGCGTCAGGTAGTTGCTTCATATAGGGCGCCGGTTGCTGTCGAACGGCAGCGAAATATACCGGAGAGCCTTCTGTGGACCGAACAAACGACACGCCCGAGCCGATCTGGGTCAGACCTAAAAGGGCCGCTAAAATCGGCGGGTTCGGCTTAACCCGTTGCTACGAGCTGATCAACGACGGGAAGCTGAAGACCGCCAAGGTTGGCGGCATGCGCCTCGTCAGCGTCGAATCAATCAAAGCCCTCGGCGACGCGGCGTGACCGCAGCGCCGCAACTGCCGGGGTTGCGACCCGGCAGTGCGGCAGATGTCAATAGCGGCCTGGAACACCGCTTATCTGGCACGTCTGCCGCGCAATCGCAAGCGTTTCTGCGCCTTCGCCGTCAGCCCGATGCCGATATCCATTTCGAGCGCCTCGCCGTCACGCCGGGACAGATTGAGGCTTGGGATCTTCCGACGCGCCCGACCAAAGCTCGCGACACCCGCGCCAGAGGCTTCGGCGAAATCTCCGTCGAACTCGACGCCATCGAGCCCGACACGCTCCGGACGTTAGTGCGGCTCGCGATCGAGGATCACCTTCCGAAGCATCAATTCAATGCGTTAAAGGCCGCAGAGGAGAGCGCGCGCGCTCCTCCGCGGCTTTGTTGCCGGATTGGAGAACCGGCAATGAGCGCTGCTCCCGAGTTTCGCCCTTATCAGCGCGACGTAATCGAGCGCGTCAACGCCGAGATTGTCGCCGGCCGCCGACATATCCTTCTAGTCGCGCCGACCGGTTCCGGGAAGACCGTCATTGCCGCCGCATTCATTGCCGATGCGGTGCGGCGTTCGCGGCGGGTTCTATTCCTGGCGCATCGCCGCGAGTTGATCAATCAAGCCTCGCGGAAGCTTCATGCGGCTGGTGTCGATGCCGGAATCATCCTGCCCGGCCACCCGATGCGGCTGACCGAGCCGGTGCAGGTGGCGAGCATCGCCTCGTTACGTGCGCGGGCAATCAGTTCCTCGTCTATCGACATGCCGATCGCCGACATCGTGGTTGTAGATGAGGCTCACCACGCCCGCGCCCGGACCTATCGGCGTATCCTGCAGGAATACCCGCGCGCGGTGGTGGTTGGTTTGACCGCGACCCCGTGCCGGGGCGATGGCCGAGGTCTCGGCAACGTCTTCGATGTCCTAGTCGAATGCCCGGATGTCGGCGAATTGACCGCGGCCGGCTGGCTGGTACGGCCAAGGATTTACGCGCCGACCCGGCCGGATCTGGATGGCATTCGCATCCGCCAGGGCGACTATGACGAGGGCCAGCTCGCGGAACGAATGGACCGGCCGCAACTGGTCGGCGATATCGTCGTCCATTGGCACCGGCACGCCGAGCGACGGTCAACGATCGTCTATGCCACGAGCGTCGCCCATTCGGTTCACCTCAGAGACGAATTCCGGCGCAGCGGCGTCTTGGCAGAGCACATAGACGGTAGCACGCCGACCGAAGAGCGGGATTCCATTCTCGTCCGGCTCGCTCGCGGCGAGGTGGAGATCGTCTGCAACTGTCTGGTCCTGACGGAAGGCTTCGACGCGCCCGATGTCGGCTGCCTCGTGCTGGCTCGGCCGACAAAAAGCCTCGGGCTCTATCGGCAGATGATTGGGCGCGGCTTGCGCTCCGCACCGGGTAAGACGGATTGCATCATCCTCGACCATGCCGGGGCGGTATTTCAGCACGGCTTCCCGGATGACCCGATCCGGTGGACCCTGCACGAGGATCGGCGTGCTGAGAACCCGGCACACGCCGCTCGCCTCGCCTACAAGACACCAGGACTGACCGACTGCCCGGAGTGTCACGCCATACGGTTCGAGGGCCAGGCGTGTCGCGCCTGCGGCTGGCGCCCGCGGCCGAAACCAGCCGCCGTTGGTGTCATCGATGGCGATCTCGGCAGGGTGGAGCGCGACCGCAGTATCGTTGCCGCGGCGATCGATCAGCGGCGCTTCTTTGGTCAGCTCCTCTACATCGCCAGCGAGCGCGGCTACCAGCAGGGATGGGCCGCTCACAAGTTCCGCGAAAAATTCGGGGCATGGCCCTCGTGGCGCTTCGCCGAACCATCGCCGCCTGACGATGCGGTTCGCGCCTGGGTACGTTCCCGACAGATCGCCTACGCCAAAGCGCAAGCCAAACAGCGGGCCTCCGCATGAGCGGCGAAACCATCGAGCGCGCCCGTCACCGCTGGCGTGAGATCCTCCCGCAACTCGGCATCGACACGCGGTTCCTGACGAAAAAGCACGGACCCTGCCCGCTCTGCGGCGGCAAGGATCGGTTCCGGTTCGACGATAAGGACGGAGAGGGAACCTACTACTGCGGGCAATGCGGGGCCGGCGCCGGTATCATCTTGATTCGCAAAAAGCACGGTTGGAATTTCAAGACCGCGTGCGACGCCATCGACAAGATACTCGGCGAGGTTCGCCCAATAGAGCGACCTGAGGCAGTCGAGAAGGACGATGCAGGGCGCCGATTACGGGCGATTGAGCGTGCCTTGGCTGAGGCTCGCGATCCCGGCGTCGCCGCCGCCTATCTCCAGCACCGCGGTCTTACCGTCACCTCATCGGTGCTGCGCGGCGATGCCCGCTGCCCGTATTTCGATGACGATCGGCATCTAGTCGGCCGTTACCCAGCGGTCGTGGCGCCGATCATCGGGCCGGAGGGGAGCCTGCAATCGGCGCATCGCATCTATGACGCCGAGGTCGAGCCGCGCAAAAAGAGCTTGCCCGCGGTTTCGACAATCAACGGCGGCGCAGTCCGCCTGCAAGAGCCGGACGAAGACCTCGGCGTTGCCGAGGGCGTCGAGAACGCGCTCGCCGCGCACGAGCTGTTCCGGGTGCCGGTATGGGCCGCGCTGACCGCCAACGGCATCAAGACATTTGAGCCGCCGCGCGGGCTGCTGCGGCTGCATGTCTTCGCCGACAACGATGCGAATTATGTCGGCCAGTCCGCCGCCTATCAGCTCGCACACCGGGCCAATCGCGACGGGATCACCGTCGAAGTTCACGTTCCGCCGATCGCCGATACCGACTGGCTCGACGTACTCAACCAGCGGGGGCGGCCATGAGCGGCAAAGAGCAGTTTATCAAACTGCCGCGCGATGTGCTGGAAAGCGCAGTGTTCGGATCGCTCGGCATCAACGGATTCCGAGTCGTGCGATTCCTGATGATCGAGCACATGCGGCGCGGTGGTCGGCAAAACGGCAACCTGAAGGCGCCGTGCCGTCAGCTTGTGGCTTTCGGTATTGCCCCACGACATGTCACAGCCGCAATCGGCGAAGCCGAGGAAAGTGGGTTGGTCGTCTGTCATCGCCACGGTCTGCGGATCGCCACCACTTACGAGTTGACCTGGCTCCCGCTCCATGACGGGAGCACCCCGAGCAACGCATGGCGCGAGTTCCGGAAACCGGGAAATCTGCCTACCGAAAGTGAGGCAGGGCTGCCTACCGAAGGGAAGGCAGATGGCTCAAAACTGCCTACCGAAGGGAAGGCAGAGCCTAGCGGAAATCTGCCTACCGAAGGGAAGGCGCTCTATAGAAGTTCTTACCAGGGCAGCGACAGTCTCAAGGAAGAGGGGGGTTATGGCACTGAGGTTAGTGCTGAGGCTGTTCGGAGTGAGGCTGAGCAGCCGAACCGTGCAGAGAAGGTAAACGGCGCGGGTGTTGCCTCGGGTGGTGACACCCCGATCTGTCGATGGCCCCTCGGCACCGGCTGCGCCAAACCCGCGCTCCCCGGACAGACGATGTGCGCGCGGCATGGCTGACGCAGACGCGCAGGCGCGCGCGACCCCCTCGGCGGCCGGCCAATCCTTGGCCTTGAAAACATGACAACAACCATCGCCTATCAAGCGCGACGGCACAGCCATGCTGGTCCAGGAGGAAAACGCCATGTGGGTACTCATCGTCATATCCCTCATCACGCAGACGGTCATCACTGTCCCCGGTTTTTCGACCGAGCAGACGTGTTCCGCTGGGGCGGAGGAGACAATTGCAGCGCTTACCCACGTGAAGCATGGTCGCTGGACTTACCACTGCATCAAAACGAGCTAAGCCACACAGGCCCGCGTGGCAACATCGACGCGCACGCGCGCTGTGCATCGCTGGTTAGCCGATGAATGACCGCAGCGACACCCGACAACGCTTGGTCGAGTTGCGTCACCAGCTTGTCGCCGACCTCGGCTGCCAGGTGGACGGTGGCACCCTTGCCCTGCTGGGGAACGTGCAGGGCGCGCTGGTGGCGATCGACGCATTGCCCGGCAGCGATGAGGTCGCGCCGGCCGACCGCGTGGTGATCGCCGACGATGGCGAGAGGATCACGCTCACGCTGTATCGGGAGGCCGAGGCTGTTGCGGTGGTGCTCGACCCTGCCCGCGCAATCCGGCTAGCGGGCGAATTGACTGCGGCAGTGGCGAGGCGGCTGGGGAGTTTCGGTTCAGCTCCAGCACCAGACCGCCACGAGCCAAGCGAACGCCGCGATGGTCGAGCCGAGTAGGAGACTCAGTGTGCACATGGCCCCTCCGAAAAAAAAGCCGGGCGGAGTTGACCGCAATTGCGTGACGAGATTGAGACTCCCCCGCGTGGCTGGAAATTCCACCAACCCCCCGGAACAGCATGGCAACAAATTAAGGATGTCATTATTCTGAAGAATGTTGACAGAGACGGGTTGAATTGCTAGGATTTCCGGGCGTTCAGGAGACCGCCCATGACCAAGGCATTCGGGTACATGCGCACCAGCTCGGCGGCCAATGTTGGCGAGGACAAGGATTCGGAAACACGCCAGCGGCTCGCCATCCAGGGCTATGCCGACGCCAACGGCATCGAGATCGCCGGCTGGTTCTATGACGCCAAGGTCAAGGGCGCCGACCGCATCGAGAGCAGGCCGGGCTTTGCCGACATGCTCGCGACGATAGCCGGCAATGGCGTTCGGACGATCATCGTCGAGACGGCCAACCGTTTCGCCCGTGACCTGATCGTGCAGGAAACCGGCTACAGCTATCTGCGCGACCTCGGCTACACCCTGATCGCCGCCGACGACCCGGACAGCTTCACCGAGGAAACCCCGACAAGGACCTTGATCCGGCAAATTCTCGGCGCCGTGAGCCAATTCGAGAAGGCCAGCATCGTTGCCAAGCTGCGGGGCGCCCGTGAGCGCAAGCGGGCGAGGGAGGGCCGCTGCGAGGGGCGGAAGCCCGCTCCGGAGGCTGCCCGCGGGCTTGCCGCCGCTCTGCGCTCCGATGGCTTGGCGCTTCGGGAGATCGCGTCTCGCTTGGCCGCTGCCGGCTATTGCAGCCCTTCCGGCAACCACTATGGCCCGCAGTCGGTTAAGGCGATGCTTCGGGGGTAGGGCGCACGTTCATGACCATCAGGTATCCAGAGAGCGAGGGTGCGCGCCGGGCCTTGCACACGTTCATGCTCGCCAGCGCGGACATCGAATGCCGCGACGCCATCGAGCAGTCGGAATTCATCGAGGGAGTGGAATACTTTCTAGCGATGTTCCGGCCGCCGAAGTCGAAGCGCCGCGGTGGTCGCCCCGTATCGCAACGGGTTCAGGAGCAGCACGAGCTGGTGCGCGAATTCACCAATTTGCAGCCGGGCAAGCAAAGCAAGCGCATTCGGCTGGCCCGGGTGAAATTTGAGCGCTACGCCGCGGAAGGTTGGCCCCATGAGCACGACAAGCCGGAAAACACCGGCAATCCAGAGCGCGACTTGCTGCGGAAGATGATGCGGACCGGCGTAAAGCTTCCGAGTGCCCGCTGGCATAGGGAAATCCTGAAGCAGCGCCGCGCGAAAAAAGTGGGAAGTTAATTCTAAAAACTTCCCAAACCGCTCCCGATCCTTTGTCTCGGACAAGTTTCGGAGCGTTCTGCTCATGCCTTCTGTCGAGCTTACCGATAACCTCACGCTGGTTGTGAAGGGCGGAGCGGTGCAGCTCTCGCCTACCCAGTCCTTCCGACTGGCGCAGCGTCTATTGCAGGGCGCGACGCGCTCGATCGTCCGCACCGAAGCGGCTGAGGCGGCGAACGATGCGTCGGTAAGGTGCCCTGCGCCGGGGGCTTCGTAATGACCGACACTCTGCGCGCCGCGAGCTATCTGGCTCCGGTCGAGAAGCTCGATATCAACCTCTCTCAGCCAGCGCGCACTGGCCCGGCACTGTCATCGACCTCCGACTCGCCGGTGATCGAGCAACCGCCCCCGGCGCCGGTTCCTGTAGCACCGGATAAGCTGTCAGACGGCCTTGCGCGCTTGGATCGAGCCACCGCTGTAGGCGATCAGCAGGCAGCCGCCGCCGCCGTCCGCGAGATCGGCACGCAATGGGAGGCGCAGCTCGCGAAGGCCGGCCCCGAAGTCAGGGCGACGATCAACAATCCGTCATTGCAGATTACTCACGCGATGGGCGCGGCGTTGTTGGGCAGCGGTAGTGCCGTTCGGTCGCGCGCTATCTCGGCGAAAACCCAACCGAAGCGGCCCGGATCGCGAAACTCGCCCCAAGTCTGCAATCGGTCGAAATCGGCAAGCTCGCGGCAACCATTGGCCGCTTCGCCGGGGCGAAGCGGGACGAGGATGCCGAGGACAACGACACCTACCTGCGACGCCGTAGCGCGGAGATCGCCGAAGCGCGCCGCCCGCATGGCTCGACGAGATCAACGAAAGCCGAGACGCCGCGGCAGGCAACTCCCGCTCGGCCGAGACGCGAGGAATCGATGGAAAGCTACTTGGTGCGCCGCCAAGCGGAACTCGGGTCAAAGCGGATTTGGTGACGGGAGAAATCGATGAGCGAAACTGGTTTTCACGAATACCCGGTGATGCTCCAGCATCCCGATCGGCCGGCCGTGGTGGCAGCCACCGAAGCCGACGAGAAGCGGTTTCGGGAGCAGGGTTATGAGCGGCGTGGCCGAAGCGATCCTGACGGTTATGCCCAATCGCGGAACGGTGCGCCTGGCGGTTACCAACCGCAGCAATTTCCGATGTGGCTGACGCTCGGAAACGGTGAGCGGATGATCGTGAACGATGAGCGGGAATTGAAGCTGGCAAAGGCCGGCAAAATTCAGGCACCGCCGGAATATCCGATGACAATCTCGATTTCCGGCGGCTTGCAACAGGTCACCGTGCATAGCCGCGAGGAGCACGAAAGGTTGGTCGGCCCACTCGATACCCCGGCGCCGCCGCCCGCGGCCGCATGACGACGCCAGCGCATTTCCCGGTGTGGTTATCGAAGCCGGGCGCGCCCGACATGCTGGTGCTCGATGCTGGCGCGTTCAACAACGCGCTGGCGAGCGGGTACACCTACGGCTCGTCGAGCACGGCAGCGCCGACCACGACCACACCTAGCACGACAAAACCTAGCTCGACCGGGGTGACGGTGATGGAAGTGGAAGTGTCGCATAGCCCGGCGCAGGTGACCCTGACCTTCGACCAGATTTCGCACGGGGCGCGGCGCTGAGATGCCCTACGGCAGCGATCCAACGACTCCTCCGGCGACGCCGCGGTGGAATGATTACCCGCTGGTCAAGGACGATGATCTGCCGCCGCTTGTTCCGCTGACTCAGGCCGACGCCGCCGCTCGGTCGATGGGTTGGGAGGTCGTCTCGCAAATGCCCGTGAGCCGGTGGCAAAACGCGCCATTGGCTGACAAGACGCCCGTTGTCTCGGTTCCGAAGGGCGAGGCGAAAAACCTTTCCGACGCGAAGCCGGGCGGGATCTACGTCACCGTTCCCGCCGGGACGCATCAAGGAACAGCGCCGGCCTCCGGAACAGAATTACCGCCCGAGGCGGATCTTCTCTACAACAAGGTCCGGCGTGCCGAAGGCACTGCTGACAATCCATGGAAAGTCTACGGCGGTGATCCCTTTGCGCCCGGCAGAGAGCATCCCGGGGAGGCCGCGCGCAGGGTTGATCCGAAGACTGGCAAGGTGACGCATGCCGCTGGTCCGGGGCAGTGGGAACCGGACACATGGAACGGCCTCAAGCCGGATTTTCAGGCAAGGTTTGGCCGCAATCCGGATTTTTCGAGCGACGACGATCAACGCGCAATGACCTGGCTCAACGCCAGTAAGGTCTATCCCGGCGGCGAGGCCCGGCTCCGCGAGGATCTAAAATCCGGCAAACTGAACACAGAATCGCTCGCGTACCAGTGGACGGGATTCGGCGCGAAAGATTACGGCGGGCCTTGGAACGTCATTGGCGCGGGCAAGTGGCAGGTATCGACCGACGCGCTCCGGCATGGGACCTCGATACCGGATGCTGCCGTGCAATGGCTCGACCCGCTCGACTACCTCGCCATGTTGCCACCGCTGGAGGGCGACGCGGCCAACCGGGCAAAGCGGACCTCGTTGCAGCGCAGCGTCAATGCGGGTGAAGAGATTCAGGATTTGCCGTCGCTCGACGTGAAGCGCGAGGGGAACAAGTTCAAGGTCATCGACTACGACGGCCGCAATCGGGCCGAATTGGCTCTGAAAGAGGGCGTTGGGCTCATTCCAGTTGTTATCCGGGGCGTCGGGAAGGGCGACAAGCCATCGGAGATCGAGGGGCTGAGCGGCAAGACGTTCCCCTACGATTTTAAGCCGGTGATCTACACGCCGCCACCGCCGCCCCCCCGGAAGTGGTGGGAGAAGGTTGGCAGCGGCATCGGCACTGGGATCGTCGATCCGGCAATCGGTGCGGCCCAGATAGGCGCCCGCATCGAGCAAATGCCGGGAGCGGGCATACCGGAGCAGCCGCTTGCGCCTCAGCCTCCTGATCGCACGGCCGAGGTTGATAGGACTATTCAGGATCGCGAGGCCGCATACCAGGCGCAGCGACGCTCAGAAGGCGATACCGGCGTAGATTGGGGCCGCCTTCTCGGCAATGTGATCGGCACGGCTCCGCTGGCTGTTTTGCCCGGCGCTGGTGCAATTGGTGCTGGCGGTAATGCTCTGGCGCGTATCGGTGGTGCGGCTCTTGGTGGTGCCTTAGCGGGTGGTGCGGGCGCGGCGGTATCCCCCGTCACGACACCGGGCAATTTTGCCGCCCAGAAGACGGGGCAGATCGGCGAGGGGATGGTACTCGGCGGCGCCCTCGGTGGCGGTGGTTCGGCATTGGCGACTGTTGGCGGCGCCGGGGTCAACGCTCTGCGCAGCGTCGTCTCTCCGACCACAGTGACGCAGGCCGCGGCCCGCCTGTTTGGAGAGAACGCGGACAGGCTGACCCCCGAGTTCCTGGCCGGCATCCGTAGCCGTACCGGCGCCACGTTGGAGCGCATCGAGAAGGGTCACGACATCGACATTGGGCGCGACACGCGATTGCTGGCCGATCTCGATGCCGTCAAGGGCGAGGCGCGCGATCTTCTCGGTGACGAGCATTACGGCGGCGCGGCCGCTCCGATCGTGCGGGCGATCGACGGCATTCTCTCCCGCGCGTCGGAAGAAGGTGTGATTTCCGGCAAATCCGCCGCCACGCTGTGGCATTGGGGCAGCCCGTTGGATCGGCTGACCGATAGCGCCAACCGCGATGTCGCGGGGTTAGCGCAGCGGGCGCAGACCGCAATTCGCGGGGCATTGAACCGCCAGTTGCCGCCCGACGAGGCCGCTCTCTACAGCGCCGCGCGGCATCAATGGCGGGATCTTCGGATAGTCGAGAAAACTTTGAAGCCGGGTGAAACGCAGCTCAACCCGCAGCGGTTTGTCGCCCGGATATACAAGAAGTTTCCGGGTCAGGCATCGCAGCCTGGCGGTCCTGCCATTCTCCAGCTTGGGCGCGCGATCGGCGAGACATGGCCGGGCTCGTTCAATGACAGTCTCGGCGCAGCGGTGGTGAACCACTTGTCGCGCAGGATTGTCGGCCACGCGCTCGGCGCGGGCGTCGGGTTTGCTGCTGGTGGCCCGGTTGGTGGTGTCGCCGGAACCGTGGCAGGTCACCTCGCGCTCAACGCGCTCGCCCGGCTTCGCATGGCCTCACCAAACGCATTGCGGGCATTGCGGCCGCCTCCGGCAGTACCGCCGAATACCAACGCTCTGCTCGCGCTCGCCCGCGCGGCTCAACAAGCGCCAGCCGTGGCGGCGCCAGCGCTCAGTTATGAGATTGCCCGGTGAGAGGGCGGCACTACCACGAATACAAGTTCTGGGCGCCTTTGATGGGCGTTGAGGCGGCGCGGCTGTCGATGGTCGGCGGGGACAAAGCTGTTGAGATCCACGGCGAGGGTGCGAGGACGGCCGAGTGGTACGCAAGAGACGCCCGGACCGCGGCGCTTGATGCCATCGAGGAGGCCATCGCTGATGGCGAGCCGCCGGGCGAAGTTATGGTGCCGGAAGGCGTGGAATGAGCACGAAAAACCCGTGCATCTACAAGCCCGAGACCGGCGAGAAGCTGGCGAAGCTGGTTGCCGATGGCGTGCCGCTCGCCGAGGCCTGCAAACAAGTTGGTGTTGCCCGGGCCGCACCATACGAATGGCTGACGACATCGGAAGAATGGGCGCTGCTTTATGCCCGCGCCCGCGAGATGCTGGCGCACAAATACGCAGCCGAGGTCGTGACGATCGCGGACGACCAGGAACTCCCGCCCGACTCCCGCCGGGTCATGTGCGACAGCCGGAAATGGGCGGCGGCCAAGCTCTTGCCGAAAGTCTACAACGATCGGCTGGTAGTTGCTGGCGACGATGGCAGCCCGATCCGCGTCAATGTGGTCAATTATGCCAACGCGGTCACTATCGAGCACGAGCCGCTAATTCCAGCCCCGCAGAAGCAGCTCGGCCCGCAGGCGCCGAATGGTAGAGCGGCTGATGCCTAACATCACTATCCCGCACCATTTCACGCCTCGACCGTACCAGCTGCCGATCCTCAGCGCCTTGGATGCCGGGGTGACGCGCGCCGTGGCGGTGTGGCACCGAAGATCTGGCAAGGAAAAGACGTTCGTGAACTTCACGGCCAAGCGCGCCTGCCAGCGGATCGGAACCTATTTTTACCTGTTCCCGAATTACACGCAGGCCAAAAAGGCGGTGTGGGATGGCCGCGACCGAGAGGGCTTTCCCTTCCTTGGTCACTTCCCGGCGGCGATCCTGGCCGGGAAGAACGAGAGCGAGATGAAGCTCACGCTGACGAACGGCTCGATCATCCAGTTCGTCGGCAGCGACAACATCGACTCGCTGATGTCAACAAACCCGATCGGCGTCGTCTTTGCCGAATATGCTCTCCAGGATCCCCGGGCGTGGGATTACATCAGACCGATCCTGCGGGAGAACGGTGGCTGGGCGGTTTTCGATTACACCCCGAGGGGCAAAAATCACGGATACGAGCTGTTCAACCTCGCGAGCAAGTTGGTCGAGGACGGCGATCCTTCGTGGTTCGTCGAGCGGCTGACGATCGAGGATACCGGCGTTCTGTCGGCGGCGGACATTGAGGCCGAGCGCCGCGAGGGGATGGACGAGGAGCTGGTTCAGCAGGAGTATTTTTGCAGCTTCGAGGGTGCGCAGCAGGGCTCCTATTACGGCCGGGCCATGAACCAGGCCGAGGTCGAAGGCCGCATCTGCCGGGTGCCGTATCAGGCGGAAATAGCGGTCGAGACGTGGTGGGATCTGGGTATCGACGATGCGACCGCCATCTGGTTTACGCAGACTGTGGGCCGGGAAATCCATGTCATCGACTACTACGAACAAAGCGGCGAGGGCCTGCCGCATTACGCCAAGGTGCTGCAAGAGCGCGCTTATGTGTACGGCCAGCACCACGCACCCCACGACATCAAGGTCCGCGAACTAGGATCCGGCAAATCGCGGCTGGAAACCGCGGCCGGCCTCGGCATTAAATTCGAGATTGTGCCGAGCATCGGGCTCGCGGACGGCATCGAGGCGGCACGGGCGTTCATCCCGCGATGCTGGTTCGACCGGGAGAAGACCGAGCGAGGCCGGCTGTCTCTCGTCAGTTATCACAAAACCTACGACGAAAAACGGCGCTGCTTCTCGATGCAGCCCTATCACGACTGGTCGGAGCACGGGGCTTCCGCTTACCGCTATCTGGCGGTGGGCCACAAGCTCCAGCGCCCGCGATATCAGCCGCTGCCCGAGCGCCCGCGGTCTATCGAGGCATCGGGCGACGCGAGCCGGGCGTGGATGGCGATTTAGTATGAGGAAGGTGAGGGGTCGCGCACGATGACAGATGATCCTACGCCCGAGGTAATCCAGCTTCAGCCTCGTCCGCCTTACGAATTAACGTTTGAGCAGTTTGCCGAGCTTCAGTGGGAGTCATTCGAATCACCACGTCAATCAGTAACCCGGTATGCTCCGGGTCCAAATCCAGATGCAGTCCAACATCCCGATCTGGATTGAGCACTGAAAAACCGAGGTTGTTCGGCGTGATGACGAGATACCGCTTTTCTTCTGGCATTGCGTTTCGCTCCTAGCGTTGGTTGGCACCCGTTAGGATAGCGAGAAGGCGGGGCGGCTGTAATGGTCGCCTCGTCGCGTTTAGGGACTCAGCCGCGCCCTACGGTGGCCGTCTGATGGCCTGTTCGCCTTCCGGCGTGCTCGCGGGAGGGCTGGGAGGAATGCACGTTAGGCGGGCGCGGGAGCGTTTTGCCCCAGCGGCTACTTCGGGTCTATCCAGTTATCTCATCAACTTCGGCGACCTGCTGCTCAAGAATCCGCCGATGCTCGATTGCCCAGGTTGCTAGCGCGGCC